CCTAGATAATAAATACCTAGGGGGGGAAACAATTATGGATATATCTAGAATAGATATTAATAATATATCAGATGAAGATCTAGAATTAATTTATATATATCTAGATTTACAATTTAATTCTATGTCGAAGAAAGACCAACTCACTTGGATTAATATTATGAAATTAATAGACAAAGAATTCAAAAATTATGTTGATAATTACAATTCGGGGCTGTAAAAAATGCGAAAAGCTAAAAAAAGAAGTTAAGAATCTGGAAAATGTTAATATAATTTACTTAGATTGCGATGATAGTCCAACCGATTGCGAAAATTTAGAAGCCATAACTAATACGTTGACTTATCCAATAGTATTGGCTAATCAAAATAGAAAAAATTTAAGTACTAATAATACTAAAGAAATTTATTATTTAGCGGAATCCTACGAGGATTTTAAATTATTAAATGAAGAAAAAAGTGGTTACATTCTAAAACCACAGAGATCTCTTGAACAAATGATAGAGGTTTTAAAACAAATAAAATACACAAAATGAAACACAAAGATCTAATCATTAGAAAAATAAATGAACTTAAAAATTCCATATCCGTTCAGGAATCATCAATTTCAAGGCTAGAACCCCCCGAAATACTTAAGGACCAACTTCAAAAGTTAAGGTACAAAATTAATGAAATGGAAATTCTAATAAACAACGAAGATCAGCAACAGTTTTAATTTAATCAAATGGTTATGAAGATATTAACAGTTGAGGAAATTTCTTCTAATTTGGAGAAATTTAAGCAAAACATAAAAAAATATATCTCCAAGGATAGAGCAGAGCTTCTTTTAAAATTCTACGAGAAAATAGAAATTAATTTAGCCACATCTCCCGCTTCCAGTAGATTAAGCAATCATAATTGTTTTGCTGGTGGATATGTGGATCACATAAATAGGGTAGTTGAAGCTGCCTTGGTTATGGATAAGGTGTGGGATAGATTTGGTCAAAAAAAGGATTATACTACAGAAGAATTAGTTTTTTCTGCCGTTAATCACGATTTAGGTAAATTAGGTTCTGGAGAAGAAGCGATGTACATTCCTAATGATTCCCAATGGCACATAGATAAGCAAGGGGCTTATTATAAAATAAACCCTAAGTTAATACACATGCGTATAGCAGATAGAAGCCTGTACGAGCTCCAATCAGCTGGGATATCAGTTACTCAAAATGAATTTTTAGCAATTAAATTACACGACGGACTTTTTGAAGAGTCAAATAAACCATATTACATAACATACAGCCCAGATACAGAAATTAAAAGTAATTTGCCTTATGTACTTCATCAGGCAGATCTTATGGCATCAAGGGTCGAAAATCAGATTTAATTTATGATATTCGGGATAATATCAATCATTTTGTGGATATCCAGCGTAATTGGATATATAATTTGGAACTTACTAGAAAAAAACAAAAAATTAGAATCCATGGTTGTTAACCAAGCTAATTTTGTAAATGAAACAGTTGTAATGTTGGACGAATTTAACGGACTAGTCAATAAAATTGATATGACTATGTGGGTTCAATCAGATCCAGATCTTTTACAACTTTTTGAAACCATAAAACAAATACAAAGAAGAGTCCAAGACTTTACAGGGAGAAAATAAAAATGGTCGAAGAAAAAGAAATAGAATCTCTGGGACTCACTAAGAAGGGTGCACCCAGAAAAAGAAAACCCAAGAAGAAAAATAACTATTTTACATCCGAAACTGAAGATGCTATTTTAAGATATAGGGAATGCAAAAGTCAATCGGAACAAAATAGGATATATAATACTGAAATTCATGGGGCTTTTTATAAACTTGCTGAAAACATAATTCACACTTTTAAATTTTATCACACAGAAGTTGATAATATAGAAGATTTAAAATTTGAAGTTATATCTTTTTTATTGCAAAAACTTCACCTCTATGATCAATCTAAAGGAAAAGCCTATTCTTATTTTGGTACTATAGCAAAAAGGTATCTCATAATATATAATCAAAAAAATTATAAAAGATTAGTATCCAAAATAGAAGTTGAAGAAGTTGATAATCACAAAGAAACTCACAAAAGTTTGGTTGAAGATCCTCAAGAGCAAGAATTGGATAGATTGGACGTTATAGAAAAATTCATTAAATATCTTGATGATAATTTAATAGATCTCTTTGAAAAAGAGGAAGAAATTAAAGCCGCAGACGCAATTTTGGAAATTTTCAAAAAAAGAGAGAATATAGACATTTTTAACAAAAAAGCTCTGTTTGTATACATAAAAGAGATAGCTAACGTTCAATCTAATACAATAACTCGAGTGATTAAAAAATTAAAATCAGCGTACACTGAAATTTTAACTGACATGATAGAAAATCACGATCAGAATATTTATATCTAAATATAGATATGGAACTCGAAAAAGAAATATTCCCAGGTAAAACAATAGCGGATTTAGTAAAAGAAGTGTACGATAGGCAACACGGTCAAGACTCCATCATAAAATCAAAGATTGTTGAAATTTCGGAAATGATTGAAAGTCCGGGGGATGCTATAGTTCTAATGCCCCAAATAAAAGGTCTCATAGATTCAAGTTTAAAAAATGATGAATCCCTTGTAAAATTGTTAGGATTATTTCAAAAAGCTGCGCAAGCTGCGCAAAAAGAATCCGAATCTTCTGATTATTTGCTATCAGAAAAAGATTTGGAACAGTTAATGAGAGACGTTAATACTAACTCTTCTACGACCAAGCAAATAACAGCGTATTAATGTCAAATTTAGACAATCCGCACACTCAAACTCACGCAGATCGCGATAAAGGCTCAGGATTTTTAATAGCCAGGGTCAAGGACATTGTATTGGGCCCTCTTAAGGATTCGATTAGAAACATACCTGACCCAAACTTTACAGGTTACGGTGACCTGGGTAAAATACGATTTGAAATACTTTACTCACCGGATCGATCTTCTATCAGTACCATATCTGATTTTGCTTATCCATTAAACAGCGGAGCAATTAAATATTTTCCTTTAGAAAGCGAAATAGTTTACATCTTACAAGGACCTTCTCCAGACTTTAATGATGATAATCAAAATAAAAGGTTGTATTATATGTCACCATTCCCTCTGTGGAATGCGGTCAATCATAATGCTTTTCCTAATTTAGAAGAGTACACTCAATTTAATTCGCAACAAAAATCAAAACCACAATATAATAGGTCATCTATTTCCAATAATTCAATACTTGAATTTCCAAAAGGATATAGTTTTCAAGAGAATCCAAAAATTAGGTCGCTTGCTCCTTTTGAAGGGGACAATATAATTGAATCTAGATTTGGATCGTCTATTAGATTCGGATCCACTACGCCTGTCATGAAAAATTCCAATCATTGGTCAGATTCAGGAAATAATGGTGATCCAATCACAATAATAAGAAATGGTCAAGGAGATCCATCAAATCCAAGTGATCCTTTTTCTTTTACTGTTGAAGACATAAATACTGATAAATCATCAATATATTTAACCGCAGGTCAAAAAATTGTAATAAGTTCTTTACTCACCGGAGAGTACCCATTGGATTCTTTTGATAGTGTTAACGTCACTTTACAACAACAAAATACAATAACAACTTCAATACAAGTAATTACATCTAATGAAACAGTGGATGCTGTGAGTCAAGATAAAGTTGCTTTACAAAATTTAGCTAATAGTAATACAAAATAATAAAAATGGCATCGTATTCACCGACCTTTCCATTCATTGGAAATCAAATAATATTAACATCAGATAGAGTTACTCTATTAGCAGATGAAGATGCAGTTTTTGTGTTTGGTAATAAAGCAGTAAGTTTGTCCAGCAAAAATACAGTAAATCTTGATGCAACTAATAAAATTATACTTAGTTCACCAATAATAAATTTAGGAAGTAAAAATGCTGATACTTTAGGAGAACCAGTAATTTTAGGGAAAACTTTAATCTCTTTACTTTCAGAGCTTGTAAAAACATTACAGGATTTTCTTTCAGACGCAGGATCAGTAAAGTATTCCGATTTAAGTACACTCAGAGGAATGGCAGATTCAGCAAATAACGCATCTGACTTATTGGATGACATAGTCAATGCAATAAATAATTCTACTTTATCGACAAATGTATTTATAACTAGCAACAAAGATTAAAAATGGCAGCACCAAATATATTTGAGGACGCAATAAATAGTGCTAGTAATACAATAAGTAAGCTAAATAAACAAATAGATCAGATATTTAATGGCACTAGAAAATATACGCAAGCTCAATTAACAGGATCAATCAGTGTACCTCAAAGACTGGCGGACATTGGTGTCATTGGTGTTGTTGATGTAATTGCCGGCATCGACATGTGTCAATTACTGTCTTACATATCTGACATAATAACAAATAGTAATGGATACAAATTTGATCCGAATTCCCCTCCGCTCGCAGGATCTAGTGCTATAACAAAAAAAATGTGGCTTTTACAGGATTTTGCTTACGAAATAAAACAGAACATAGATCAATTCAATGCTGCTAACGGACAGAGGGTTAATGTTTCCGAATTAACTAAATTAATACCCGTAGTAGTAAATGATTTGACTGTTCTTTTTGATCCAAAAATAGATGGATCTATAGTGGACGTAGATATACAAGCTTCTTTTAGTGCAATAACTGTAATTAGTAATTATTTCGATGTTGCTTTAAATGTTTTACAATACTATGTCAGTTCACAAGGATCTGTTCAAAATTTACAAACCAACCCAATTGGTGGTACAGTTGCTGGTCAATATCAAAATAAAATAAAAGCAGACTATCAAAAAATTGTTGGATTTTTAAATAATATAGATTCTCTGTGTGGAAAAATAATTAAAATAGACATTTATAATCCAACTGGGTTATCTTCCGTCACTTATTTAGTTACAACTTTTGCTAATGCTCAAATACAAAGTTACATAACACAAGTTAATAAAGTTGTGGGATCAGATTTACAAAAGTTAATTCCCATGCTTGAAAACTTACAAAATCAATGCACAGCAGTACAAAGATATTGCAGTATGGTGCTTTCCACAGTTAGAACAATGCAAACTTATCTTAGGATAGGGACCATACTTATGAAGGTGTTTACCGTAATAGTTAATTTTTTAAAGATTTTACCAGTACCCAATGAATTTACTACAGTAGGAATAACAACAGAGTTTTCCGAAATAAATAAAAGTGTTAATGATTTAATAGATAGAATAGAACAGGATTTAAAAGCAATAAATTCTTTATTAACAAAAATTGTTTCCTTAATATCAGGAATATCTTTGAATGTTAATAAAATAAGTAAAGCTCTAGCAGTTTTAATAGCAAATTTAGAATCTTGTTCAAATCAACCTCCTGGGCTTGTTGATGATTTAAAAAGTACACTATCTCAATTGAATTATGTTTTTGGTCAATTGAACGATTTTGTGGTAAATAGTCAAAAATCAAATACAAGTAATAATTTAACTTTTGGTGGATATACTATACAAATAATAACTGAAGAATTATTAAAAAGTTCAACAAATATTCCAAGACGTTATGGAATTGCAATAGATTCAAATGGATTTGAAGTTGTCAAAAGCACCCCAACATTTGCTACGTTAGATAGCATAATAATTGATGATGTTAAGCTAATTTTAGAGTCTAAAAAATTGATAAAAGTTCAAAGTTCTGCTTTTAATCAGAGTCAACAATCCACGATTCAACAATCTCTTTCTTACTTAGAAAGTAATACTTTGCCACAAAATTTTTCGGTGAATTTAACCTCCCAATTAGATCCAAATGGAAATTCGGACGAAAATTCTGGATTGGGATTAAACGCTTTTGTGAATAGCCAAAAGGGCGGCAATGCATTAAGACAAAGAATGATGGCCGCCATGGCAGTCTCTAGCGCTCAATTACAACAAAATTTAACGCTAGCAAATCAAGGACATTAATTATGCACACTTTGATATTTATATTATATGATTAAGAAAAAAACAAGCGCACTCGCTAAATTGAGAATTCTCATAAGAGAGGAGGTAAAAAATGCCATTAGGGAGGAAATGCCCATTTTAATAATGGAAGCACTTGCTAAGCAGAATAGGTTATTAGAATCTGCGCAAAAAAAGGGCTTAAAAACAATTCAAGAAATACCAGAAAAAGAAATTAAAAAACCAAAAATTCCAGGTACCCTAAATACTAGGCCCTTTAATCCAGCAAAGCAATTTCAACAGGCGGTACCATTCCGTGGAGGAGATCCAGTGAGTCAACTTTTGCAAGAAACAGCTGCTGGCATGTTAGAAGAGGATACTTTAGCCTTTACTACAGCAGAAGAAAGCGCAGATCCTATGAGCTTCATGCAAAACATAGAAGCGCCAGTTGGAAGCGTTCAGGATATGCTTGCTACTTCAAGACCAAGCTCTGCTGTTGAAATGGTTCAAGTGAATGCAGTTCCAGATTTTACGGATCTCATGCAAAAAATGATGAAAAAAGGAGTAATTTAAAAAATGGCTTACGGACTAGTAAAAATACCTGTAATAGATTTTAAACCT